CTAGATCATTTTACCTTATTATCTCTTTCGAAGATTTAATAATGCGTAGAGTAAAACTAGTTACAATTCCACACTAACATAAGGTTGCATGCTGTAGATATACCAATATATACATTTAATATATATTAGGTCCGTCAGCACCATGTATTATCATCATTTCATCATATGTTCTCCAAATTTCTTTGGTAGCATCACGAATGAAAGAGTTTAACTCTTTACCTGCCGTCTTCGACCAACGTAAGTCTAAACCTACGTTCACTGAAGCTTCAAGTAAGCGATAAGTACCTTCATGAGTTGAAGGAATGGCATGCAGATCCATCTCAAGGTATTTAGAATGTACTGTTTGTCTTATAACAGACTCCAAGTACAACCAAAATCCAGGAGATAGGAATAGTGCAAGGGATTCGTAAATCCCATTGGACAATCCTTTTGTCGCAGTTAATTTCCAGAAAGAAGAATAAAATCTTCTTTCCGCGGATTCAGCGGCGAGGATAGCACGTCTAGCTCTTTGGATCACAGCGGTACGAATACCGTTGTGTAAACTATATTGGAAAGTAAAAGGATCTATACTTCTACCGTATGTAATCCAACTCAAGGTTTTAGCCTCCAGTTGGTATGCGGCTCCAGACATCGGTTTAATCCGATTCTGGGACAGAAGTCCATTTACTCCAAAACAAGTCCATAAAGCCATGTAAACGGCCTCACTATTTTTAAATGGTAAGGTCGAGCATAGCTCACGAACAGTTTCAGAAGCAGTCACCACAGACTTAGATGTAAGTTCATGGAATAAAGCTCCTAATAACGCTGGTTTTCTCATAACGGCCAGGATTGCTCCTGGACCGATAGGTGAAAGATCATCGTTAGGCGTCAAAATTCGTTTGGCAAATTCTAAAACATCAGATGATGAAATAGATTTTGACATATTAATTTTAACTCCAAGAATGTTCATAATTACAAGGTACTCTTTAGCAACAATATCATTTTTGATAACAATATCATCACCAAGTACAGCGTAATCACAAAAATTCGCAATACCCGCATTAAGCGCAGCCGCCTTAACAATCACATGATGTGTTAAAGCAAGCATCGCCCAAGACGAATATGCCCCCATTGGTTGCCCAACAGAGTAATGATAATCTTTACCTTTATAAGACCAAGGT